GCAGACTTCGAGGACATCTCAGGTCAGCACCAGGTTTCTCGTGGTAACTCAGGCGGCGTAACTGCTGCGACTGCAATCAACTACCTGCAGGAGCGCGACGACTCTTACCTTGCAACCGTGTTCTCAAGCATTGAAGCTGCGATCGAGAAGACTGCCCAGCAGTCGCTATCGCTCTTCATTCAGTACGTAACGCAGGAGCGTCTAGTCAAGACCACTGGTCTCGATGGCTCATTCGATGCGTCAATGCTTTCTGGTGCAGACATCGCGTCAGGTAACGACATCCGCATTGAGTCTGGCTCAGCTCTTCCAACCTCAAAGTCTGCACGTCAGTCGCTGATCACCGAATGGATGAAGATGGGCTTCCTGTCTCCAGAAGACGGCTTGAAGATCCTCGACATGGGTATGCTCAAGAACTTCTACAACCTGATCAAGCTCGACGAGAACCACGCATCACGCGAGAACCTAATGATGAAGCGTCTGAGCCCAGAGGCTATTCAGCAGTTCCAGCAGGAGTGGGAACAGGGCGCAGCTCAGGGCGACCCTGACAAGATCGTTCCTGGACAGGTTGATGGAGAGGGTAACCCTATTCCTCTGCAGGTCCCAGCGGTTATTCAGGTTCACGACTACGACAACCACGCTGTACACATCGAAGTTCACAACCGTTTCCGTAAGTCACAGTCATTCGATACTCTAGATGACAGCGTAAAGGCTGAATTCCAGAAGCACATCGCAATGCACCAAGCAGCTTTGCAGCAGCAGCAGGCCGAACAAATGGCTATGCAGGCTGGTGTACAGGGCAACCCACAGGCTGATCCTCAGGCTGCTGGAATGCCAGACCAAACTGGGCAGACCGCTCAGCAACTAGAGTAAGGAAAAACATGTCTGACGAGACGCAGGTATCACCTGACCAGACTACTGAGATTGACTCTTCAGTAGAGACGCAAGAAGAAACTAAAGTCCACCCAGCGTATGACAAGTTGCTCGCTGAGCTGCCAGAAGCTTGGCACTCAAAGGTAACCCCATACCTACAGGAGCAGGACAAGTACTTCCAGCAGCAGCTAGAGAAGTACACTCCGTTCAAGGACCTCGTTGACGAGGGAGTTTCGGCTGACCTTATTAAGGGCGGCTTGAACCTTGCTCGTGCGATCGAGAACGATCCTACCGAAGTTTACTCTTCGCTCCAGACTTATCTTCGCGACCAGGGCTTGCTAGCTGAGGAAGCCAAGCAGGTCGCTAAGGACATGATGGAAGAGGAGTCTGGCGAAGACTTCGAAGACATGTTTGACGGCGAGAAAATCCCTAAGGCTCTCCAGAAGGAGATCGATGCCCTAAAGGCTCAGCAGGCTCAGTCTCAGGACTACATCTACCAGCAGGAGCTCGCTAAGGAAACCGACCGTTACACCGTTGAGCTTGAGTCTGAGATGGCTCAGCTGAAGTCACAGCACAGCATCACTGAGGCTCACGAGGTTGCAATCTATGACCTAATGAACGCCGCTTTGAACGCAGGTCGTGAGATCTCAGTAGCCGATGCTGCTAGACAACTAAGCCAGATGATCCCAGGCGGCTTTGCTCCTGCAGGTCAGGCTGAAGCAGCCCCTACGATCGTTGGAAACGCAGGCGGAGCGGGCGTTGTAGCCCCAAACCTCAGTATTCCAAAGGACGACAAGGGCAAGCGCGAAATGCTTGCTCAGATGTTTGACCAGTACAACAAGTCGCGCTAAACAGCTAAAAAGATAAACCCCTTTGCTCACAAGGCAGAGGGGTTTATTTCTGCTATAAACTATTAGTGTCTACGTACAGCCACCTAAGAGTGGTCAGGGCAGAGGGCAAAATTAATCTTTGTTTTACAACTTACTCTTAGGAGAGTGAATCATGGCAGGTCAGGGAATCCTAACCTTCGCATCAGACGCTCTGAAGCTAGTCTACGGCGACCTTCACGAGCAGCTACGCGACAAGAACCCAGCACTGGAGTTCATCGAAGCATCATCACAGCACATCACCCAGAACGGTAAAGAGGTCATCTTTGACACTCACATCGGTCGTAACCAGGGCATCGGTGCGCGTGGCGTTCGCGAAGCTCTACCAGTAGCAGGCGCTCAGAAGTACAAGCAGGCTCACCTATACCTCAAGAACCTATACGGTTCAATCGAGGTTGACGGTCAGCTATTCGAGCAGGCTGCAGACAACTACAACTCATTCATCAACGTTGTTGACGGTGAAATCAAGGGCCTAAAGCGCGACCTAGCTCGCGACCTAAACCGCCAGATCTACGGTGATGGTTCAGGTACCCTCGGTGTAGTAAAGACCACCGACTCAACTGCTGACACCTCAGTTGACTTTGTTGACGCACACTTCATCGAGCCAGGAATGATCGTTTCATTGCTTGCTGGAACCGACCTTGTTGACGGAACCCCAACCGTTCTGTACGCAGGTATCGAAGTTGTTTCTGTAAACGAGTCAACTGGTGTTGTAGTATTCGACACCGCTGTTGCAGTTACCGCTGGTGACATCATCGTTCGCGGTGTATCAGGCGCTAACTCATTCAACAAGGAACTGACTGGTCTTGGCGCGATTGTTGCTTCTGGCAACTCGCTACACGGCATCGACGGTGCAACTGTTGACGTATGGAACTCAACTGTAGAAACCCTTGGCTCAGTAGGTACCCCTGGTACCCTAACCGAGCTTGCATTGATCAACCTCGTTCAGAAGGTTGACAAGCAGGGTGGCGAAGTTGACGTATTCCTAGCTTCTCCTGGTGTTTACAACGCTTACTGGAACTTGCTAACTAGCTTGCGCCAGTTCACCAACGGTGCAACCCTAACTGGTGGCCAGCGTTCATTCACCTTCGAGGCTCTAGGTAAGCCAATCAAGTTCGTTTCAGACTACGCAGCGCCAAAGGGAACCCTTTACGCTTTGTCTTCAAACGAGCTCGTTATCAACCGCAAGCGCGACTGGGCATGGATGGACCGCGATGGTTCAATGTGGACCCGCGCAGGCGACACCGACGCTTACAAGGCAACCATTTTCCAGTACTCGGAAATCGGTACCTACCGTCGTAACGCACACGCTAAGCTCTCGAACATCGCTGAGCTATAAGCCGTAAATAAAAACTCCCCGCTACTTGGTCCGTCTCGCCGAGTAGCGGGGTTTTTTATTACAATAGATACATGATTGATTTCTCGCAGATAGACGGACTGCACTCAGATGAACATCGCAGAGTAGCCGCAGTAATTAAAGACATTTTCCCAACAGTGCGACTTATTCGTATGCCACCAGACCACCCGCAGTTCGACCCAGAGCGCCACTTTGCCCTGATCGACGAGCCACACCTGCTTCCTGCCTACCTGATCACCAACGTCGCAGAGGCTGAGGTTAACCACAGATTGGTCGCTCGTCTACTAGAAAACAACATGCACGACCCTAACTCTAAGGTGAGTAAGTTACACTTGTTAGAGATGGCAAATGCTGCGCTTGAGGCAAAGCGCGAGGAAGAGTGGCGTGCCGAGAAAAAGGATGTCATGAAGTCCATCATGAAATCCAACAAGAACACCTACCGTCACGACGGTCAAACTCTTAGAAGGTAACTATGCCAGCAGAAGAATTCTCCTACACGGGAAACGACATCGGCTCACGAGTGCGCTCGCAGTTTGGCGACACTTCTGGGGCCCAGCTGGCTGACTCGTCAATCCTTCACTGGATCAACGACGGTCAGCGAGAGATCGTGAACTCAAACCCAATTCTTCGCGACATGAAAGTTACCAACCTCGTAGCGGGTCAGAGCGACTACACCTTTCCATCGGACAAGGTTCTGCTAATCGAAGCCATCTACATTGACGGCTACCCGATTGACAACTTGACTCCGCAGGAAGCCCGCGAGTTCATCATGAAGTACGACCCAACCAAGCTTGAGCGTGCAGATCGCCCAGAGATCTGGTACGAGCGTGCAGGTGTCGTAACCTTCTACCCAGTGCCGAACAAGTCAATCACCAACGGCTTGAAGCTTGAGTACATCAAGAACCCAACTTCAATCTCTGCGCTAACTGACACCATCAGCATTCCAGACCGCTACTTCAACCAGCTAGTCAACTACGTCATCTCGCAGGCTCTTGAGATGGACGAGAACTACGACGCTGCTGCTTACAAGGACCGCCAGTTCCGCGATGGCCTAAACCGCCTAAGCACTAAAGAGAACGCCAGCGAATCTTCACTCTACGACCAGGTGCTTGCAGACCCATCAGATTGGCTATAAATGTCACAGATTGTTCGCCAACGCTCAGCGACACTTCAACAGTTCACTGGTGGTCTAAATAACTACTGGGACCAGTCAGCCATCGCAGACAACGAGCTCGCCTCGATTATCAACTTTGAGTTCTCGACTAACGGTGCGCTTATGTCTCGCCCGCCGATCTACGTAGACAAGAACGGCAATAACCCAGTTTTGACTCCTGTCGCGGGCGAGCCAATGGATATCCTTGGAACCTATGTTCGCGCAGATGGCAATCGCTACCTAGTCGTAGTTACCAACACTAAGACCTGGACTTTTGACGTGCTAACTAAAGCGTTCGTTCAGATCGCAAACTTCAAAGCATCCGACTGCACTCAGTATCTGAACAAGATCGTTCTAAGCTCGACGGTAAGCGGTCAAGGTGGATACTGGGAATCGGGCAACTTCGTCAACACTCCGTCAATGCCAGCGCTTAGCGGCATCGAGCTCTTCCAGACCCGCTTCTTTGGCTACGGGGTCCAAGGAACTGCAACAGCAAACATCGTGTACTGGTCAAACATCTCAACCGCTGGTCCAGCTGGCGAGTCAACTTCAGTCTGGACTTGGACCAACGCGCAGAACAATCAGATGTACGTAGAGATCGGTGGCGGTGACGGTCAGTGGATTACTGCAATCGCGCAGGGCTACAACGACATTGTAATTTTCCGCAACCGTTCAACCTACCGCTACTCATACGGTGACGTGCCAGAAGAAGGCACCATGCAGGCAATGCAGCAAGACATCGGAGCCGAATCACGCCGTTCAGTAGTCAAGTTCGAAAACGCCCACTTTGTCCTATCTGGCGGAATTCTTTACAAGTACCAAAACTGGTTATATTACCCACTCAATGCCGCTAAGGTAAAGTTTGAGGCATACAACTTTGGTCAGCGTTTCCAGCACGCAGTATCAATCGTTGGTCGTCGCTGTGTGGTTTGGCACAACGGCGGTGTGTTCTCATACAACTTGGACACCGAAACGTGGAGCGAATGGGAAAGCACAAGCAGAGTCGCCTATTACTGGAGCGTTCCGCGCCGCTCAGAAGAGCTAGAAGAATCGCTTTTCTTTGGTATCAGTGGTGGCACTAGCGCATCAGGCGCAACCGACTTCGCTATGTGGCGTATCGAGGACAAGTCAACTAGCGCAGTGGGCTCCGAAGAGTTCAAGTGCTCAATCCGTACTAAAATCTACGACTTCAACTCTCCTGTCGAATGGAAGCGTCTGTACATGTGGACCGCTGACATTGCAACTGCATTACCAGTAAAGGCAGTCGCCTACCCTGTGGCTTTGCCTGAAATGGCTTTGCAGCTGAGCTGGGACCAGATCTCCAAGGACTACGAAGCTGAAACTGGCTACAAGACCTGGGATGAGCTCTCTTACGACAATGTTGGCGATCTAACCTTCGGCACATGGGATAACCTTGCCAAGCCATCTGGTGCAGTTTCCACAATTGTGGATGACTTCTCCCCTGGGGCTGTCCTTCGTATGGAAACCAAGCTAAACCAATCGCTTCGCTTTAGACGCATCTACTTTGAACTATACTTAGACTGTGACGGTACGGCGCTCACATCACCTGTTCAAGTCTTTAGCATCACCCCTATGATTGGTGCAAAGTCTAAGATCTCTAAGGAAGCTAACTAATGGCAGAGCGCGGAAGCCTCGGCACGTTCGAGTTCACACCTTACGCCGCAGGTGCAAAGATCTATAACAGCATCGCGTCTTCACCTACTCGCGGTGCCGTTGACAAGACTGGCTACCGCAACCGCGACCGCAAGCTTGCTGCAAAGCGCAACGCAGTCCTTGCAGCCATGAAGGCCAAGCAGGCTGGCGCAATGGGCAGCGCAAATGTCGGAAGGTTCATGTAATGGCATCTATTTTTGCAAACAAGATGGGTCTCGACAACCCAGCTATGGACATGGCTGTCCAGCCTGAGCCTTCAATTAAGATCCCTCGTCAAGGTATGGGTATCGACTACGCAGCAGTTGCCGCTAACCAGCAAGCTCAGTCAACTCAGCCAACTGCTAGCGATGCTACGTCTGGCTCAACTGTTGTGGGCAACCCTTACAAGCTTGAAAGCGACCCTGTTTATCAGGCTGCAATCAACGCAGGTCAGTCTCAGTTCAACTCTGCCCGCGCAGACTCAATGGCTAGCAAGAACTCTCAAGAGATGCAGCTGAACAGACAGCGCCGCGATCTGGATGTCAACTCGGCTGAAGCTCGTCGTCGCACTGCTGGAAACTTTGCAGCTCGCGGTATGGC